TCAGAATCAGATCCATCCATTCCAATAGCTTGCCATCTAGGGTTATTAGCTGTAGCATAAAAGTTTAACATTTCTACTATAGGAGTAATCCTATTAATAGTAAATGTAGGCATGCCTTGATCGGCTAATGCTACTCTTTCAGCTTCACTCAATTGATTGTCATTAGAGAAATCAAACCCTTTTTGATTTATATATTCCCATTGAACTCTAGAACTACTATTACAGTTGTTATATAAATTTCTTATTTTATCTGCTGTCTTATCCGATTTTTTTGCCATTTATTGTTCCTCTATTTTTAATGGATCCCAATTCGCTCTATCAACCCATCCTCCTCGAGCATCGCCTTCAGAAGGATTTCCTTTTTGTCCCCAATAATATCTATTAGCTTTTTCTTGAGATATTGTTTTTGTCTTAAATTTTTCGCCTTGATACAATCTATGTTGATGGTATTTAATTTGCTCCATCAGAGCTTTTTCACCTTTTTTCCCAAAAACGGCTAAAATATCTTTGTAATACTTGTCAGTTTCTCCGCCTTTACTCCATTTTCCATCAACCGTTAAAGGTTTTACATTCTCATATACAGGTTGACTATTTATTACGTCATTTATTGCTAATTGCATTATTTCAGTTCCAGTGTTTGGACCTGCATTAATTCCTATATCTGTTAATTTATAAGTTATTGCATTACTACCACCAGCTCCGCCCCATATATATCTTGCATTTTTTAAATCCTTATTTATATAATGCTGTATTGCCTGATCTTCTGTTAGATTTTTAACCTTTTTATTTAAAGCATCAGAATAGTTATCGCTATAAGCTTTGTAAGTTATTCCATATTTAGTATCCCAATTTTCTCCAGGAACTCTATGAGACTTTAGTTCTTTTCCTTTAACATAGTTTGTATCTTCTCTACCAAACACTCCTTGTACAAAATTATAATCCATCATATCTTGATGAAAAATGTCATCGCTATTTTTGTCAAAAATTATATTTTCTACACTCATATTATGCTACCGCCCATCCTTTTGCTTTTGGTTTTTTCTTATAATAACCTTCTCTATTCTCACCTACATGAGTTGGCGGATGTGCGTACTTACAGGCATAAGCCAAGGCATCAATTGTATCATCATGTCCCATTCTGGGACCAAAAGTTATTATTTCTCTTTGCAAATCATACATATCTTTTTTTATATGCACAGAACCTATTGCAAATCTTTGAGCTAAAATTTCTTGAATTCTATCTCTTTTACTCATTCTATTACCTGGTTTTTCAGCAGCATACTTAACACTAAAATCATTTCTTCTTCTCATTTCAGACATTAATGCTTGAAATACAGGTTTAGACATTGTTGTATCTTCTACTACAAA